ACTCCTAAAATTAAAAAACCAAGAGTAGTAAAACCTAAAAAAGTAAAAACACAGGAAACAGAGACAACACCTTTACCTCCTGTTAATAAAACTCCTGGTCAAACAACAACACAACCAGCCACATCGCCAACTAAACCGCCAGCTACACCACCTAAGACTGAAGCACCTGCACCGGCAAAAACTACGGCACCTAAAACTGAAGCACCTGCACCGGCAAAAACTACGGCACCTAAAACTGCGGAACCAGCCAAAGAAATTGCAGGACCACCAAAATCAACAGCGGCGCCTACAAAGAAAACAACTGCACCACCTGCACCAGCCACTCAAACAGCTGCGCCAGCCCCACAAACAACTTTACCATCTGCATCTACCACAGCAAAAATGGTAGGTGGTACTGCGGCTGTTGTAGTTGGTAGCAATGCACTAGCAGGAACCAGTGAAACTGCCGAAAGTATTGCTAAGTATGAAAGTAAAGCATCTTCACCAACATCTAAGGGTAAAAAAACAGTTTGGACAACTGATTATGATGCGTATAATAAAGGAACTGTAAAAAAGAAAAATTCAAAAGGTGTTGAATATGATGCAATTGTACCTGCTGATGTAAATATTGATTTTTCAAAAATGACAATTGCACAATATTTTGCAAGAGCAGCCAAAACACAAAAATTCCCTCAAGGAAATTCAAATTTAAAACCTGGTGATCCACAAACATTGTTTGCTGTTGGACGTTATCAAATCATTCCACCAACAATGCTTGAGATTGTTCAAAAATTGAAACTTAATCCCAATACTACATTTTTAACGCCTGATGTTCAAGATTATTTGTTTACAGAAGGATTGATAAAAAAACAAAGACCAGTTGTTGACGATTATTTAAATTCAAAACCAGGCGTGACAAAAGAAGCTGCATTATTGGAATTGGCCAAAGAATTTGCTTCTATTGGTGTGCCATATGATTTACCAACTGGCCAAAAAAGAGGTGAAAGTTATTATGGTGGTCCAAACGTAGCTCACAATCCACCAGAAGAAGTTGGTGCGGCTCTGGATCGTGACCGAGCAGCAAGATTACAAAAAACAGCAATTCCAGTGCCAAATAATAAAGGTGTTAAATTACAAACATCTTCAGTTCAAGGCCAAGATTTGAAAAAAGACATGGCCACACAACAGGAAAAGATGCAGTCACAACAAACTACGAACATACTAGCACAGGCACCAACCGAACCACAAGTTAACCTAACTAAACCAAACGATAGCAACCCATTACTTGATAAGGTAAGAGCAGGATGATAGACAATAAATTAACGTATCAACAAGCCAAGAGATTAAGAGAACAATCTCTTACTTCCATTTTTGCTGACCAACTCATTATGGGTGAAGGTTATGGTTCTGGTTTAGGTAAAACGATTTCATTAAAAACACGTGCCAAGATAACAGGCATCAAACAAAAATTTGATCCACTCAATATTGCCAAGTTTTTAACTGGTGGTTCTCGTTTAGGTCCTGCCATTCTTGGTAAGATGTTAGGTCGTTCTAGAAAAGATATTGAATTTTTTACAGGTCGTGCGAGACCAGTAACAAGTAGAACTAAACAAATCGGTGCATTACCTAGCGGCGAAGATACTACAGGAATGTCAGCAATACTAAATGATGTATTAACATTCCTACAGAAGAGCCATGAAGATGATATGATACTGAGGGAGAAAGAAAACAATCTCAGAGAAGGTCAGATGCATGAGGAAGAGAAACGACACAAAGAACTATTAAAAGCTTTGGGTGTTAAAGGTGGTAAAATGGGTACTGCCACAGTTGTAAATGCCAAAGCAGAAGGTGGTGGTATGGCAGGACTGTTGAATTCTATTACTGCAATGATTGCTGACATTAAGGCAATGGCACAAAGTGCAATTGATGACCTGAAAAGTTTTAAGAATTTTTTAGGTGGTGCTAAAGGTCTGGCATGGCTCGCTGGATTTTTATTAAATCCTGTTGCATGGATTGCAGCTGCAATTGCAGCTTTAGTTGGCATCAATGCTTCTATAAAAGCAGATATTGAAAAAGACCCTTATGATCCAAAATATAAAGACCATCCATATGCCAAATTTTTACGTGGTGAAACCACAGCTGTAAATGAAAAGAATGCTACTGCACAAAGAGCATCAAAAGGACTTGGCACAGCACGCTGGGGTGAAATACAGGATGCTGTAAATTCTTCGTTATCAGATGAAGAACTCAAACGAGACTATCAAGCGGATAGACCGCAACTGCGTGCTTGGTTAAAAGATAATCCACCTAGCACAATGTTTAAAATTGGTGAATCAGTTGTCAACAATAATGCTGGTGATACAAATGTTGATGTTGATAATAGTGTGAACAATGCTGAAACCTTAAAACTTCAACGCCAAAATGATATGGCGCCACCTCCGCCTGTCATACCACCGCCAGCCTCAGCAGAAGTAACAACCAGAACAAACGAGAACCGTCAAGTCGAAATGGATGAACGGTTGAATCGTCTTACAAAGAGTACCGAACAAACCAGAACGGCATCAGGCAAACTTCTTAAACCTGATGGTAAACCAAGGTTCAAACCACCTATCATTGCTGTTCGTAATGTAGAGCCAACATTCCGAAATGTTATATACAATTCAACAAGAATCGTTTAACCAATAAAAAACCCCGCCGAAGCGGGGTTGCACTTGCATGGGAATCTTTATTCTTCAGCTAACTTAGAGAAGTAAGCCAAGTCCTCATCTTCCGAGATATCTGCTGTAACAAGCTTCTTAGGTGCAGCTTTCAGAGTCTCCACAGTAGTTTTAGGTACATCAGATGCGCCCAACACTTTATCCAAACGTGCCTTCAAGTCATCATATGATTTGAATTCTTTGTCAGCAGTCAACGCAGCAAGTGAGTGTTCTGCTTTCCAAATCTTTTCCAATTCCTCATCATCATCTAACAATGCAGATGCTGACATGAATTCTGATTTATCATAGTTCTGATAACCAGCGACTTTAGTAATCTTCAATTTGAAGTTAGCACCTTTCCACATATCAAATGGATTGATTGGTGTTTCATCTTCAAACGCAGGATTCATTGCCTCTGTAATCTTTTCGAAAATCTTGGCACCGAACTTGAACAATTTAACTTGTCCTTCATTTTCTGGATGCTTAGGATCACTTACAATATACACGTTAGCAATATAGTTTAGTTTACGCTTTTGTTTGCGTACAATGTCCTTATTGGCTTCGATACCTGAATTCCATAATGTTGAATTGTGTTCACATACTGGACATTGTTGACCTTTAGTAGTCAAACAATTATCGATTAACCAACCACCTGGACCCTGAAATCCATGACCAAAGATTTTAGCCCAAGGCAGACCATCATCACCATCAACTGCAGCTGCAGGTAGGAAACGAATTACTGCAAGGCCATTACCTACTTTGTCCACTTCTGGACGCCAGTAGTTGTCTTTGTCGGATTTGCCACCTTCTGATGAGCTTGAGAGTTGCTCGATGGCTTTAGTGAGTTTGTCCAGATTGCCTGAACTCTTTTTCAATTTTGAGAAGTCTGTCATAATTTTACCTTTCTAGTATAACGGAATATAAACGGATTATCCACATGATTCATAATATAAACTTATTATAACACAAACCTAAGTCCATGTCAACCTTTATTTATCCATCAAATCATCTTATCCAACTTATTATAGAGATTTAAGCCACTTAAATTTATCTTATAACTTAGTGGTATTAATGCTGCATAATTGAGTTGAGCAGGATTCAATCCTTCACCAGGATTTTCACCTTTAGACATTTCATAGATAAATCTAAATTTAGGATTCTGCATCATTTTCATAGAGCTATTTTCTCCACGATGCTTAGCAAAATCCCAAAACGGAGTATCAAACTTAGAACCAGAATAATAATGCAACATTATCATTCCTTCTATTTCATCCAAAAGTTCCAAGTATGTTTGGTTGTAATTTTCAACAGGCATTTTTCCTGTCCATATATCATGGGCACCACGATTGATGAAGTCCATAACCATAATTGATGTTGCTTCCATTGGTTCTAAAAAGAACGAAGCATTACCATTGTATACAACTCTTTCAGTAAAGTTTTGTTTTCTAAAATAATTCTTAAAGGTGAATGCATTGGTAACATCACTAGGTATTAAATGTAATTCAGAGAATACCTTTTTAACATCTTCTTGTACTTCTTCTAATGTATTGATGTTGTGATTATACATGTAACCAATAGAACAACGATTCTTTAATGGTATACCAAAAATCCATCCATATGGTCTGGCCATAGCCAATGTGTTGTTGAATCTTGGATAATCCCAATAACATTGCGTGACATAAACTGCATTTACTGAGATGTAATCCGACATGGTGAAATCTTCATAATTTTCTGGTTTACCAGAACAATCCATAATAAAATCAGCATCAATATCTTGGTGTTTTACATTTTTATCAATGATTTTAATATTATCTTTTACTTTATCTAAAATATATTTTTGTAATTTACTTGCATTGAAATGATACCCAACAACTGGTGGATAAAATGGATGAACGAAATCTGTTCCACCCCAATTTCTTTTATCGATACCATGTTTTATAGTACCATCTATTTTTTCTAGGTCATCAAAGGTAAATTCTAAATTTTGCCATAATGCATTAGGCAATGTAGGAGTTGAACCTTCACCAACAGGTTGTGGTTTGATATTTGAATCATAATACAATTCAACATCACAATCTTTCATCCATTTATTAAAATGTGTAACAGCTAAAACACCTGCTGTGCCTGCACCAATGACTGCAACTTTTTTACGCATATTCTTTTAGTGTTTCTTTTAAAATGGATTTGAATTTATCTTTATCATAATCAATGAATGGTGCATATTTGACAAACTTTCTTTTCATTGAAGGCCATACGATTGTATCAGAAATCTTTTTGTCCCACATAGGAAAGAAATTCATAATATCATTTAAGATAACCAAAGTTTCCACAGCAATGGTGTTATGCATTACCTCTTTTAACAAAACTGGATATTGTCCATCTTTAACCGCCAACATTTCATTTGGTGATTGTGTGTCGTTAAGTAGACCTATTATATCCTGTTCAAAGCGATATGTCAAGCTTTGAGTTCTTTTTTGCCACTTCTTATAGGTTTCTTCACCTTCTAGGTTATTAATGTCACCAATCCAGTTGACATCCTTTTCTAGGAGGTTTGACACATAGAAATTCTTTAGGTCTTCCAATCGGTACTTACGAGATAACTTATAGAAAGAGAATTTATCTTTTCTTGTGGAAAAATTATCGGCAGTAACATTGGACTTTCCGTGGTAACGAAAATAATCGTAACTATCAGTAGTAAAATGAAGTTTAATCGCATTGAACATAGCAAAGGCTGAGAAGCCTGAACCTTCCTCAAAATTAAATAACATACATCAAATGGGTAGTCTAGCACTCTTTTTCAATAGATTGAGTTCTTGTGCTTCTTCCCGCAGTTTCGATTTTAAGGCAGACGAAACCAATGTGGAGGCCACATCAATTTCCATGCCCGTTTTTTCACAATATCCAACGATAGCATCCATGATTGTAAGATTTGATTCTTCAGCCATTTCTGCTACCTTCATACTAAATTCACTTATTTCATTTTTTGTCGGCATTTTAACTTCTTGTATAGAATAGATGGTTTCCAATTTTAGCAACATACTTCAGTTTCCATGCCGGATTTACCGATGTATTATGATAGTACATTGAATTTGTTTTGTGTATTATATCATGTAATACACCTTCTGTCAAGGCCTTTCTGGCAACAATCATACACTCTTCCCATGCATATTTGTTTCTGACAGGACCAACTTTTTCACCAACCCAACTGAATTGGTATGTTTGATTTACTTTTTGGTAAACAACTTCACAAACTGATTTTGGAAATTGTTTTGAATTAGCACGGTTCATAGTTACCTGTGCTACTGCTAATTTACCCTCAAAGGGTTCACTTGCGGCTTCGTAATAGATATTCTTAGCCATGCATAGAATTTGTTGACCTAGTTCACCTGATACTTCTTGTACCTCTGATACTGGTTGTTGATGACCAACTACTGGTATTAAAGCAAATAATGTAATTAGAATGAATTTCTTCATTAATTCTCCTTGTGTGTGTTAAAGGGGAATTACCCCCTTAACCCTCAGGTAGTTTTTCTAGTGACCTTTACTTCAGGTGTAGTAACAATATTAGACACAAAACCATTCAAGGTTTGAGCCTTGCTGATAATGTCTGCTTCTGAGGGGATTGTCGGCAGTCCTGGATGTTCAGGTGGTGTTTCACCTTTATTCCTTGCCGTTTCACATTGCATGTGCCAACTTTCTTGTATTCGGTTGGTTTGTGCGTGATATTCATCATATAACATGTCTCTAGCCATTTTTAATAGTTCAAGACGGATTTCAAAGGGTGTCATGTTTGACATAGTTTTCTCCTGTGTTGTGATAAGTGTGTTAGTGGATTATTTGAATGGGTCCCACCGAACCCATATTTTATTTAGGCTATTAGAAACCTACTGAATATGCTACAGCAACAACTTTCTGATTGCTGTCACCTTGAACACGGTCATACTTAACTGCAATTGTATCATTCTTATTCAAAGCATAAGACACCGCATAACGCATTGTATGTGTTTGGTCGTTGTTTGCAGAATCAACTGCTGAACGCCAGCGATACCCAACCTTAGCAGTCAAACCAGCACCGATTGGTGCAGTAATACCTGGTTCTACTGAGTAGTAGTTAAAGTCGGCTGTATTGCTATATTTTTGACCAATAGCAGCACGAGCATACAATCCAACTGGACCTGATACTGTTGCGCCTGCTTCTAAGCGTGTGCTCAAAGCATTTGTGCCTTCAGTTTGTGCATTTGCAAAAGATACATCACCGGCAAATTTGCCGAAATCTTTCTTAACACCCAAAACATATTGTTGCTGTGCAGCTGCACCAGCGTTGTTGATACGTTGACCTTCAACAGTAACGGTATCACCAGCATATGCCGATACACTTAATGCAACCAAAGTTGCAATTGCTAATTTCTTCATTAAAACTCCTTTTTAAATTTAAAAACGGTTGATTATTCTGTTACGAGGAAATCAACCAAAACCCTAGTCAGCGTTTAGGCTGCCAATGCGAACTGTGAGTCGTTTGCGTTTACTTTGATTTAGTTTTTACACCTACTCTGGTGAGTTGTCCACTTCTATACTTGTTACCCTGTCGAAACTATGCACCCCCATCAAAAACTTTCTGTAAGTCTTGCACTTGTGATGACCTCTCTTCCTAGTACATCCTTAACATGCTCGAGACTAGTTAAGGTCAGTATTATTCTAGTGTAGTCATTCAGAAAGTTTATGGTGGAGGTGGGGGGATTCGCACCCCCGTCCAGAATACTTTTCTAGTTGCTTCATACAACAATTCAGTCACCCATCTTATTATAGTACCATATTAACCATCCTATGGTCATCAAGCAAGCTATTAATATGATGGGTTCGAAGTAGTCCATTATACTTTATTTAGGTTTGTTTGTCAAGCTCTATTTTTTACCGAATCCAAAAGGGCATTTTTTTGGTTTCCTGAACGATAAAGTTTTCATAAATGATTCCGCCATAACATATAATGTTTTTAATGGTAAATTTGGTATAATACTTTTAACACCAAAACAGGACCTCATAAGATTTATTAATTCTTCAGACATTGGAACTCTTTCCAATTCAACTTTAGTGTCATCATCTGTTTTAAATTTTACATAAAAGAGAACATCACCTCTTTTTATTTTTATTTTTTTATTATCATCTTTAACCTCGAAACTAAAATCAATAGGCCTAATCCACTTGGATATATTATAGATTCCTGGAATCAACATAGTATTTGATATACTATCATTTATTTCCATAAAAGGATGAATTGATTCCATAAAGATATTATCATTTGAATAAAACATATAAACTGGTGGAATAGACATTGCAAAAGGACTTAAAGGACCAATATCTTCAACTCTATTGATGATAAATTTGGTACCAATTTTTTCAGGAAGGCCTTCTACATTAATTAAATTGTTTTTTCTATTTACTGAAATTTCAAAATCAAATGGTGATTTTATAACATATGTATTCTTAACATAGTCTTGAAATGCAGGACACTTAATATGTAAACTACCTTTTCTAGTTTCCTGTAAGTGTTTAAATAAACTTTCGGGTTCAAAAAATACAATTTGTAATTCATCAAACCCATAATCTGGAATTGTCCAAAAAACTTTACTCATAACAAAATATACTTTCTTATTCTACTGGTGGATCACCAAAAACAATACCTTTTATTTTCATAAAATTTACACGTTCTTCGGTACTAGCATCTGATGGAAACATTTCTTTGAGTTCTTTTTCAGTTATTTGTGTCATGTGTCTTTCACCTGTTTCCGTATACAGTAATGTATTTAACACTTTTGTTGGATGATAAAATGTATGAACATTACGATTGGAATCAATATATGATACTTCCCATTGATTATTTTTTAGTATAAATTTCATTAATATCTTTCTTATATGAACCACCAAATGAATACAGCGCCAGCTCCACCTGCACCTGCATTATCTCTTATAGGATAATGCCTATCTGATTGAGTAGAACCGCCGCCAGTACCACCACCGCCGTATACTGTACCTGTGCCGCCTGCTTGGTTTTCACCTTCAGATCCATAACCACCATAAGCAATAATATTGCCTATACTTGTTTTAGATGTGTCGATTGTATATCCTCTAGCACCATAACCACCGGCACCACCACCCTCAACATACACACTATCTCTACCATATTCACCAGCAGTTGAAGCAATTGCTGCGCTTCCTACTGATACACCACCGCCGCCACCCGGACTATTATCTGGAGTTAAAGCGCCGCCGCCTCCACCTGTTGACCTACACACAACTGATGAATTCACATAAACAGATGTGGTACCACCAGTGCCGCCGTATGTACCAGCATTACCATAACCACCATCTCGGGGGTTACCGGCGCTGCCGCCACCACCAATACTGTATGTGATAGTTTGTCCAGGTGTTACTGCTACATTAAGAGCAACTGCAGCTCCTCCACTTCCTCCACCTCCTCCACCGACTGTATAACCTGACCAATAAGTTCGACCTGAACCACCGCCTCCGCCGCCACCGCCTGCAATGGCAAGAATGTTTATTTTTGGTCCTGATGTTCTAGGTAATGTATATGAGTTACCACTAGTCAATATAGCACTAGTTGATGGTATTGTGTATGCTTTACCATAACCATCATTCATAGCAATTGTTGATTGTGCTGTATATTTTTGGAAAATAGTTCTAACCACCGTATCATTGAGTGTAACTTGTGCTGTGCTAGCAGAACCATATATTTCTGCATTAACATCCGCTGTTGAAATTGCACCCGATGCCGGTAAAGTCATTTAATTTTCCTTATAAAACTTTATATACTCCAATAATGTATTTATGTGGTCTGCCGTTTTCTCTATAAAAAGCAATGGTTCTTCATTATCAACAGCCATAATAATGACGATTTGTTCGATTCCTTGACCAATTAGTTCTTCATACATGCAGGCATAAGCCACACATTGTGCAAAGTAATTGTCAATATCTTCTCTTTTCTTGATTCTTTTAGATGTTTTAAAGTCAATTACAGACAAAACACCATCAAATTCACCAATACAATCAACCCGGCCTGCCATACCGAGATTGACAGACCAAAGTGTGCATTCTTGGTAATGAATATTGTTGATTCGATTTAATAATGGTTTAAGTGGTAAAAACATGGCCTTTGCATCAGGCATAATTTCACCAACTGGTTCATTGTTTAGATATCGTTCACAGAGTGTGTGAACATTTGTACCACGTGATGATGCCTTACGTGATATCTTATTTGCCTCTTCTTCACCAACACGTTTACGCCACGCTAAGATGGATGCCTTACCTTTTGCACCTATAACTGTGGTAACTGATGGTAATCTTGTTCCATCTGGTAGCTGATAGTATCTCTTACCATCAGGAAAGGTGGTTGCTTGTAGGTCTTGTAAATCTTTAGGGGGACAATAGTGAAACATATATTATTGTGGATTTATAATCAATCCTTTTGACCTTGGTTTATAATATTCTTCTGCCACTTCCGGCATGATTGCTACTATTTCATCTGGTGGAGGAGTAAACGCATTATTCATTGGATTATTTTTTAAATCTAAAAAGTCCATTCGAGCTTCAGGCATTTTCATATGATCTCTATCGGACCATGCACCTATCATAAATGGTGTGAGCCCATCTTTTTCTAATGTTTTCTCAATAGATTCTATAAATTTTATTTTATTTTCTTTGAAAAATGCATCTTCACATGTATCCATATCAGTATATTTTCCGAGGCGATAGTAACTATGTTTACATGATTGTGCCATTACACACCATTGACATGGTGGTTGAAACTCATTTTCACCAATTAGAGGTGGTATTGATGTAAATGTCTTTTCAAAATTTATATCTAAATCATCTGGCTTAGGTAGAAGGTCATCAGATACCAATTTCCAATCATGTGTTGTAAAAATATTGGTCATATTGTCATACAAATACATTCTTCTATTTGTAGGATCCCCTCCATCTGGCACTTTTGTCCATGTGTGTATTGTGTATATCATCTAATAATCCATTCCTCTATAAGCATTATCTTTATAACGTTCTAGTTCCTTTAAATTCTTAGCATACTCCGCTAATTCTTGTTCCAAACGTTTTTTCTTCATCTGTTCGTAGTAGATACGAATACTGCGTGGCATCATTCTTTTTTTGCTCATTCATACTTCCTTTTTGTTTGTTGGACTTTTTCTTGGAAGTATTAGTTTTCACGGAGGTCTTTTTGACATTCACACTCCTTGTTGGCGGTAAAAATAAAGCTGGAATCTGTGACATTACCATTCCCTTGGTGTTTTGGTCTTATGACCACCCATAGTGTTTCCTGGAATGGTATCTTTCATCCTTTGAATTACATACTTTTCAAAGGTGGAGTCTGCCTTACCAATTCCTGGTGTGTTCATACGCATACCATCACCAAAGCCAGGAAGATTTGACGGGCAATGATATCGTTCTAAATGTGGATTGTTAACGACAAAATCATCATACTCAGCTAAGCGCATGATGTGTTCTTCGATTTGTTCGGTTTGTTTGTTGTAAAATTCGTATATCATGTCAATATTTATCCTTGAAACCATTGTGGAACTGGCCGTTTCTTCCAGTCTGCCAGATGTGTTTTATTTTTGTTATAATAGTTACGATAGGATGCCAATGAATTACCTGGTATTTTTACGTCATCAGGCATTGCTGGTGTTGGTGCAGTAAATGGACCTATTGGTATATTTGCAGGTAGATTAGTTCGCAATACTTTCAACAAACCATCACGCTCGACTTTGTGAGTCTTTTCATAACGATATGTATACTCATAACACAATTCTTCAAGCAATTCGGTTAGCCAAATATAATTTTGATGTGTCTTTCTTACCCATATTGCCGATGGGTGATTGATATGAGTAGCAGAGTAAAGAGCGGACTCACGGTTATCGGCAAGTACATATGCTTTTTGTTTACGACCAGAAGGACTGAGGCGG